TACGACTTTAAAGAAATCTTATCAGACTTTAATGGTAAAAACGTTTCAATTACTATTAAAGAAGAAAATGAATTACCTATTAAAGAATAGGATGGTGATTGAATGAGTTCTATTCTTAAAAGACAGGACAGTGAGACAGATTTTGATTATAAGGTGCGCTTGTGTATAGCTAAACTCAACAAAGAGTTAGATTTAGACTGGATCGAAATTCGTGACTTGCTAAGCTTGGATTGCTCCCCTGACCATCTACGTAAACTTTCTTATGCTTATAAGGAAATTACTGAACACTATGGTGAGAAATTAACTGAGAATATTTCAGATAATGATGTTCTTGATAAGATGACTCAGAGAAAATTAGAGTTGCAACTAGAGAGAACTAAGCTTCAAGCCGAAAAGAATGAGATTAATAAATGGATTCGTGAACAAGGTCGGACTGAAAACTTTTACGAGAAATTGCTTATTTCATTAGAAAACAGAAAAACAGTCAAAGTTCCAGAGTATAGGATTGAAAGAACAATCGGTGACATTGACGCTACTGTTGATATTGCAGATGCTCATTATGGAAAAGAAGTTCGTATTGAAGGCTTTGAAGGCGAAATTATCAATGAATATAATATTGAGATATTTGAAAGACGTATGTGGGATTTACTTAATCAAATCTTGCAAAAGGTTAAAAAGGAGAATCTTAAACATTTAAATGTCTTCAATCTTTCCGATTCTCTTAATGGTATTTTAAGGATGTCTCAACTACAAGTTCTTCAATTAGGAATTTTAGATTCTGCAATGGGATTTGCTGAGTTTATGTCAGCTTGGCTAAATGAATTATCTAAACATGTTTATGTTGATTATTATTCTTGTCGAGGCAATCATACAGAAATTAGACCACTCGGTTCAAGTAAAGGTGACTTCCCTCATGAAAACATGGAGAGGATTGTTACGTGGTTTTTAAGAACTAGTTTAAAAGATAATCCTAATATCACGATTCATGATAATAGAAGTCTAGTTTATGTTGATATTGTTGGTACTAAGATATTAGCTACTCATGGTCAAGATGAGAAAAACTTAGAGAATTCAATTAAAGATTACATAAATGTTTATGGCAAACCAATACATATGCTGAAAACTGGTCACTTACATAATACCCATAATAAAACAGTTGGAATGGATGGATTGCAGAATATTGAGTTCTATCAGTCACCTTCCATCTGTGGAATTGATGAATATAGTGTTAAGTTAAAGAAAACGGCTAATGCCGGTTCTAATATGATGATATTTGAACGTGGTTTAGGTAAAACAACTGTATATGACTTTAAATTGAAATAGCATTTAAAATAAATTATACATAATCAGTGTTTCGGGTGACGAATAGTAGGGTATGCTCCTACTGCCCTTTCTTCATTTCAAAGAAAGGTGAATAATATGATACCAGAACAAAAGATTGAAATAGGTATAAACTATAAAAATATAGAGCATTTTATCAATAAAGGTTACGAAAACATTAAATGTAAGATGACTATTTTTGTAGATGTAAATGATTTACCTGTAAACAGTCATAAAAAGATTAAAATTAAATGCGACTATTGTGAAACACCTTTCGATAGAGTGTACCGTGATCATTTAAAATTTGCTGAAAAATCACCTGTCAAAAAGGACGCTTGTAATGAGTGTCGAGGATTAAAAACAAAAGAAAGCAATCTTATTATCTATGGTGTCGAGAGTGTAGCACATGTTGAAGATGTTATTAATAAGAAAAAACGAACCAATCTAGAGCGTTATGGAGTAGAAAGCCCTTTAGCTTCTCAAGAAATTAAAGACAAAATCGCAAGAGGTAACTTAGAAAAATATGGAGTGGAAAATGTGTTTGCTAATAAAGAAATACAAGAAAAAATTTACGAAACAAATTTTCGTAAATATGGATTTAAGATCGCTACACAATCTCCAGAAATAAAGGGAAAATCAGTTGAGAAATACGTTAAAACAATGTATGAAAATAAAACTGCTCCTACTTCTAGACAACAACAATATTTCCACGATATTCTTGGCGGTGAATTAAATTATCCAGTAGGTAAATTAATGTTAGACATCGCATTTCCTAAAGAGAAATTATACATTGAGTACCAGGGATCTGGACATAATCTAGATGTGAAATTAGGAAAAATGACAGAGGAAGAATTTTTAAAACGTGAAAGAAGTAGATATTACTTTCTTAGAAACAAAGGTTGGAAAATGATAGAAATAATATCTAATAAAGATTATATTCCTTTACAAGATCAAATCATTAATATGTTTAAATATGCAAAGAAAAAATTAGAGAACAACAGTCATATAGAATTCAATATTGATAAATCACATGTGAGAATAAAAGACAATATAGAAAAATATGATTTTGGGAATTTATTATCTTATGCGATATTGCGAAAACACGTAATAAATGATACATATGAAAAATTACTATCTTAATTTGAAGGAGATTATTGATGTCTATTCTAAAATTTCAACAAACCGAAGAGCCTTGTGAATGTCCAACTTGTGATCTAGCTGAAAAGTTTATGGAACTTATTCTACAATCAAATACAGTTGATGAATTAGAATTCTTTGTTCGTCAGTTAATTGATGAGGCAACTGATTTAGGATTCAAAGAGGCTTTAGTTAACGATATTAATCGTAAGATTGAGTTGTTAGAAGTTCTTGATGGTGAACGTGATTGCTGTGAAGAATGTTGTAATGAGGATTGTGAATCATAATTTTTTATAAATAAACTATACATAATTTAGGTATGATGAGGTAATCACTCATCCGATGCCTCTGAATAATAAATATTTGGAGGTTTTACATATGGAAAAAATAGATTTTGATAAAGAATATCTTGAGTTAGTACAGAATTTACCTGATTCACTTGATGAATATCAATATTGGCTAGGATTAAAAGAGCGTAAAATCTATTTTAATTGTGAAGTAGATTCCTTTATTATTAATAAAATTGTTTACTGGATTCAAATGTGGAACGAAGAAGATGATCGTAAAGGTTTAGTTGGCGATGATCGTCCTCAAATTGAAATCCAGATTACTTCTAATGGCGGAGATGTGATTGCAGGATTTGCAGCCATTGATGCCATTAAGAAAAGTAAAACTAAAGTTATCACAAAAGGAATTGGCGTTTGTGCTTCTATGGGTGCTCTTCTATTGATTAGTGGACATCATAGAGTCGCTTATCCTAATACAGTAATTCTTATTCACGATGGTTCTATGGCTGTATCTTCTACTTCTAAGAAAGCTAAAAACACTATGAATTTCTATGATCGTTTAGATGAACGTATTAAGAATTTCATAGTTGATAATACAGATATTTCAGCAGATTTATATGAAGAAAAAGAAGATGAAGAATGGTATATGTTTGCTGATGATGAAGGTATCAAATTAAAAATTGTCGATGAATTGATTTAAAAGATCAATTTTATCTATATCCCCTCAAGAATCTTTTTATAAGAATCAATAGTAGTCCTCCCCTCTCTACTATTGATTCTTAACTAAAGGGTTTTTAACAATAAGGTGGTGAAAGATTATGCAAAAGGACAGACAAACTTGTTCGGGCGACTGTGGTAAAGAGAAGAGTATAAATGAATTTTATGCTTCATCCTCCCCTTTTCATAGTCGTACCGGTAAAATGCATATTTGCAAAGATTGTTATTGCAGTTATGCTGAACGTGATGGAGATAATTTAAATCAAATAAAGAATGCTTTGCGAATGGTTGATAAGCCCTTCCTACAAGATCTATGGGATTCATCTGTTCAAGAAGCTGAAAAAGCTAATAAGTCAAACTTTCGTATCTATATGAAAAACTTAGGATTGCGCCAAAATAGAGAGTTAACATGGAAAGATAGTGACTCTACAAATATACCAATCGGAAATGAAGAGGGTACAATCGTTTCAGATAATGAAGAATTGGTGAAAAAATGGGGTCGAGGTTATAGTGACAGCGAACTAGAATATCTGGAGAATTTCTTTTTCGAGTATTCCCATAACTATGCAACAGAAACTCCCGTTCAAGTTAACTTATATAAGAATATCGGCAAAGTCCATTTACAAGCTGAAAAGGCATTGGCTAATGGTAATATCAAAGAATTTAAAGATTTAATGGAACTGTCATCAAAGCTACATAATGACGGGAATATTAAACCAATACAATCGACTGGTGCAAATGATGATAAAGGATTATCTACCTATGGGCTTTGGATTAAGACAGTTGAACAAGATGAACCTTGTGAGCACTTTGAATCCAAGTCAATATACGAAGATTTTGACAAGTTGAAGCAATATATTGAGAATTGGTTCGTTCGACCATTTAAGAATATCTTTAACATTTCCAAGGATTTTAATGTTAAGGATGATGACTAAATGGCTGGAATTCCGAATTATCAAGTAGATCGAAATAAAAATTCAAAAGGTCAGAACCAACTCAATAAAGTTAAAAGCGTTAGTAAAGTTAAAGATAATATGAGCAAAGACGAACGTATGAGATTACAGATAAAGAAATGGACAACATTTTATAGACTCAATATGCATAGATTTATAGATCATTATTTTGGTATTGAGCTGTTTTTCTTTCAAAAGATTTTACTTTTCTTTATGAACTTTAATACTTTCGTAATGATTGTAGCAGCTCGTGGCCTCTCAAAATCGTTCATGATAAGTATTTTTGCTTGTGCTCGCTGTGTACTCTACCCTGGAACGAAAGTAATTATAGCATCAGGCGTAAAGAAACAAGCGAAATTAATCATAACCGAAAAAATTGAAAAAGAGTTAATGCAATATCCTAACTTAGCAAGAGAAATAAAACAGATTAAATCATCTTCTAACGAGGCAAGTGTAGTATTTCATAATGGTTCAACAATTGAAGCTGTCACCTCTTCAGAAAACTCAAGAGGGTATCGCGGGAACATCTTAATTTTGGAAGAATTTCGTATGATTGATGAAACTATCCTCAATACAGTTTTAAAGCCCTTTCTAAACGTTTATAGACAACCTCCGTTTCTAAAAAAGGAAAAATATAAACATTTAGCCGAAGAAAACATTGAACTATATATTTCATCTGCATATTACACTTCCCACTGGATGTGGAAATCAATGCAATCAGCCAGAGACATGATGTTAAAAGGAAAAGATGTTGCTATATTTTCATTGGACTACTTAACATCTATTCATCATGGATTGCTAAGTAAAAAGCGTATCCAAAAGGAACGTGAAAGCTCTGATTTTGACGAGATCAGCTTTCTAATGGAGTACGAAAATCTCATGTATGGTCAGAATGCGAACGCTATATTCGCTCTTGAGGATATAACAAAGAATAGAAAACTAAAGAATCCTTTCTACCCTATAAAGAATATTGATTACTCTACTCAAAAAAATAAGCGTAAAGAGAAATTACGTGACGGAGAGATTCGTATCATGGGGGTTGACGTTGCCTTAATGGGAGGTAATGCAAACGATAATACTATTATAACTTGTATGAGATTGATACCAAACGGTGACAAGTATCTTAGAAAAGTTTCTTATATTGAATCGATTGAGGGCAAGCATTCTGAGGATCAAGCTATAAGAATTAAACAGATATTTGAAGATTTTCAAGCAAGTTACGTTGCGCTTGATACGCACGGGAACGGTATGTCGGTTTATGATGAACTAGCTAAAGTTCAATATGATGAACAACGAGATGTTGAGTATGAAGCTTGGTGTGCTTATAACGATGAAGAGATGAAAAGTCGTGCCAAGTCCCCTAACCCACTACCTGTTGTATTCTCAATTAAAGCTGGGGCTAGACTTAATCATGAAATTGCAACTTCTCTTCGTGTCAATCTACAAAGTTCTAACATTGAATTACCAATAAGTGAAATTGAAGCAAGAGATTTCTTATCTGATAAAAAATATTATTATAGTGCATCAGTTGAGGATAAAGTTAGCTACGAGTTACCCTTTGTTCAAGCTACCTTACTTGTTAATGAGTTAGTAAATCTTGAGCATGAAATTGTTGGTGGATTTATTAAAATTAAAGAAAAATCAGGAAAAAGGA